GGCCGCGGGTTGTTGGAGACCATGTACCACGCCTACTGGATCAAGGGGATCGTGCGCCGTCTGCTCCTCAGAGGACTGGAGAAGTGGGCCCACGGCATCCTGGTCGGCAAGATCGACGCGTCGGCCCGCGCGGGCCAGGACCAGACCAGCGAGGGCGCGGCCACGGCGCTCCTCGAGACGCTCCAGGCGATGCGCGCGGGCGGCTCGATCGTCGTGGACAAGAACGACGAGGTCGAGCTGGTCTCGATGGGAGAGGCCGGGCAGGCCCTCGCGCTCAAGGTGCTCGAGTACATCGACGACGGCGTCTCGCAGCTCTGCAACGCGGGCAGGCCGAGGCCGAGCAGCAGAGCGGAGACGATCTCCTCGACTGCGACCGCGAGCTGATCGACGAGCAGATCACGCGCACCGTGATCGGACTGTGGTGCGATCTGAACGTCGCCAACACGGCCGCACTCGGCCTGGCCGGCGCGCGCAACCCCGTCTTCCGCAGCCGCGGACTCACGAAGGAAGATCCCGAGAAGGTCGGCCGCGTCTACCAGGCCGCGCAGGGACTCGGCGTGCAGATCACCGCCGACGAGGCGCACCGCCGACTCGGTATCCGTCGGCCCGCTCCGGGCGAGAAGATCCTGGAGGCCCCGAAGCCTGAGCCGTCCGGACTCTTCGGCGGAGGCTTCGGCGACGAACCCGGCGGCGAGGGCGGCGTGGGTGGCGGCCGGCCGAAGGGCATCCCGCGCTCCGACATGCCCGAGAACGGCGGCGAGGAGCTGAGCGCGGTGCGCTCGTTCTTCGCGATGCTCCGCGCGCGCGGACTGCGGCTCGTCGGCCACCGAGACGTGGCGTGACGCCGCTCTCCCCCGCCGACGAGATCCGCTCGCTTGCGGCCCGGTCCACGTCGCGGCTCGTCGAGGTCATCGACGCGCTCGTCGCGGCCCGCGTGCACCACGACGTCTCCGCGTACACGGACGCCCTCGCGGCCGCCGCGGGGATCTTCGGCACGATGCTCCCTCTGGCCGACCTGCTCGGGCGCCGCCGCATGCAGCTCCTCGCCGACCACGCGGAGCGCCAGGCGCCGGAGCGCGCCGCCCTCGCGGCCCACGCGGTCGCCCAGCTCTCCGGGGCCCCGTCGCCGCTGCTCCCTGCGGTCGAGGCCCGCGAGGCCATCCTGGACATCCTGCGGCGCCAGTCCGAACTCGCGCCTGGCTTCCAGGCCGTTCAGGACGCCTACGCGGAGCGCCACGCCTTCGCGTGCGCACGCGCCCTCGACGTCGCCGTGACGCAGCGCATCCAGAACGTCGTCGCGGCCACCGTGGCCGGCGCGGGCCCCGCGAACCCACGCCGGGTGATCGCGGAGATCGGCGGATGGTCGCAGGCCTACGCCGACACCGTGTACGTGACGAACGTCGCGACCGCGTACAGCGCGGGCATGTGGGCGCGACTCGTCGATCCCGACGTGGCGCGCGTCCTACCCGGCGCGAAGTTCGTGAGCGCGAAGCTCTCCACGTCGCGGCCGAACCACGTCGCCTGTCACGGACTCATCGCGCCGACGGACTCGCCGATCTGGAACGCCTACAGCCCACCGCTCGGCTACGGCTGCGTCTGCGGGCTGCGCGAGGTCTCGATCTTCGAGGCGCGTCGCGAGGGTCTGCTGGACGAGCACGGCCACATGCTGACCATGCTGCCGCCGGGCTTCGGAATCAACGCGCGGCCCGACCACGGCTTCGGCCGCGGTCGCCCGGACCGTCTCGTCCTCGGAGGTTCGATCGCAGCATGAGGATCTGCCCGAAGTGCGGCCACAAGGACCCCGCGCACCTCCGCGCGGACCTGCGGTTCCGCAAGAAGCGACTCGCTCAGATGAAGCGCGCCCGCGCGGCGAAACGCTCGCGGCGATAACGCACATCTGAGCGGAGACGTTGACGCGCTCCGGTTCCTGAGTACCGGATTGCGCGTGACCGGACGACCCACCGCGCCGCCGAACGCCGCTCGCGTGACCTACGACGCGACCGACAACCGCGACGGCACCTACACGATCCACGACGTTCCGATCTGCGGCGAACTGGCCGCGGGCGAACGCGGGAACGTGGACGCGATCGGCAAGGACTGGATGGAGGGCGTTATCGCCCACCACCTGGGCGAGCTGGTCGCCGGGTTCGTCAGCCCCGTTCACGCCGCGCACAACAAGCTCACGGAGTCGGTCGCCCTCGGGACGTTCGTCCCCATGGCGGCGCGGCGCGTCGAGATCGGCGGCGTCGAGCAGTGGTGCCTGTTCGCGGACATGACCGTGGACCAGGCGACGCTCGACTCGATCCGCGAGGGGCGCTTCCCCTACCGGTCGATCGAGGTGAACTGGGACAGCGGCTACATCGGATCACTCGCGCTGCTCGCGGGCGTCTCGCCGCACTTCCGGTTCCCGATGCTGCGCGAGATCCGCGTCCTCAACGCGGAGCCCGTCGAGGTCCCGCAGGCCGCGGCCGTCACGCTCTCCGCGATCGCTTCGGCCGCGCTGCGAACGCACCGCGCGAAGTCGTTCGTCCCCGCGTCGGTCGCGATGCGGCACCGCTCGCTGACGCGTCTCGAGTACGCCGAGGCGGGTGACGAGGACGAAGACGGCCCCGGCGGCAAGGACAAGGACACCGACGGCCCCCCCAAGAAGGGCGGCGACGAAGACGCCGGCGGCGAGTCCGAGAGCGGATCGGTCATGAAGGCCATCGCGGGCTTCGGAACGATCCTCGAGCGCATCCTCCAGGCCGTCACCGGCTCGAAGACCGAGGACCGCCTCCAGCCCGCGCGCGACGAGCACCCCGAGGACTCGGGCGAAGCCAGCGCCGACGGGGACGCGGATGAATCCGACGACGACGACGAACAGGACGGCGGCAAGAAGCCCCGCAAGGAGACGCAGATGACCGCACAGACCGCGCAGCTCGACGCCGCGACGAAGGCCAAGCTCGAGCAGCTCGACGCGCTCGCCGGCAAGGTGACCGAACTCACCGCCAGCGTGACGGCCCTCCAGGCGGAGAACTCGACGCTCAAGGCCGAGGCCGCGACGGCCAAGAAGACCGCCGCGCGCACCGCCGGCAAGGCGCGCCTGTCTGCCAAGAAGATCGTCGTCCCGGCCGACTTCGACGCGCGCTTCGATCGCGCCTACGCGGCCGACCCGGCGCTCGCCGAGGACGTCGTCGCGATGCTCGAGCAGAGCGGTCGCAAGGACCCCCCGGAGAACTTCCACCAGGCAATGCACCTGGACGGCGTGGCGGGCGACGAGCCCGAGGTCGCGGCACTCGCCGCGAAGGGCACGTCGGCACTCGAGCAGGGTCGCGTCGCGCAGGCCGAGTGGCGCGCGATGCGGGCGCACGGCTCCGAAGTGACGCTCGCCGAGCACCTCAAGTACCGCGTCAAGGTGCCCGCGTAACGGCGGGCGAGAGGACTGACCCATGACTGCGCTCGCCCGTGATCCCGTCTCCTGCGAGAAGCGCCCGCTCCTCGGGTCCGACAACCGCCAGATCGTCAACACGTCCATCATGTACAAGGACGCGTTCACGGCTCTGTGCACGCCCACCCACGGCACCGCCGCGAGTCGCGGCCGAGTGAAGCCGTGGAGCGGCGCCGCCGGTGAGATGCTCGTGGGCCGCTGGGGCCAGGGCAAGACGACCGGCGACACGTCGGCCTCCCCGATCGTCAACGGTCAGTACCAGCTCGACGACGTCGTGCTGGAGAACGTGCTCGTCGCGGGTCTGGCGTCGTCCGAGTTCCAGCGCGACGCGCTGAGCTACGTCTACGCCGGCGACGACAACATGCTCGCGTCGCTCACGCTGACGCAGCCCTCGGCGCCGAACGACAAGCCGGTCGGCATGATCTGGCAGGGCCAGAGCGCGACGCGCGCCGACGTGCTGATCTTCGGGTTCCGCACGCGGCTCTTCATGGAGTTCAACGCGGTCCGGACCTGGTTCCTCGGCGTGGTCGGCGCGGAGACCGCGTCCGCCGGGAACCTGCTGACCGGGATCAAGGCGGACGTCCACGGCAAGTTCCTGGACTGCTACTCGATCTGCATCGAGGCGAGCACCGACGCCGACTGGACGCAGCTCGTCAACCTCGAGATCGGCGGAACGAACGTCACGGGTGGAGTCATCACCCAGGCGACCGCCGACGCACAGGGTGAGAAGCAGTCCGGCACCGCGATCACCGCGGCGAACGAATTCCACGCCGGCGACCTCATCGACGTCGAGGCCGCCTCGGTCACCGCGGGCACCGCCAACAACGGCCGCTACGGCGTCTACGCCACCGTCCTGCTGCTGCCCGGCCTCTAGTCGCGAGAGTCGCGCAACGCGACGAACGGAGCTGATCGGTCATGGACCTCATCAACACCATCAACACGCTCACGCCGGGCATCCAGACGCGTTTCGCGTCCATGTGGGACTCGATCTGGCAGGCGGAGCAGTCGAAGTACGCGCCCATGATGGAGTTCGGCGTGCCCAGCCAGGGCGCGTTCGAGTACTACGCGCACTTCGAGGCCGCGCCGCACGCGCGGCGCTGGCCGCGAGGCGAGCCGCGCGGGGCGAAGGGCTTCCGGGCCGTCCAGTACCAGGTCGTGAACCACGACTGGAAGGTCGGCGTCGCGGCCCACGAGAACGACGTCATGGACGACCGCACGGGGTCCATGGAGAAGCGCGCCATGCAGGCGGGCACGAACGCCGCCCGCATCCCGATCCGCGTCTTCTACCAGCTCGAAGAGTCGCAGACGAACCCGGACCTGCTGCCCTCGCAGCCGAACGCTCCGGACGGCGCGGGTCTCTTCAGTGCCACCGACGGCGCGAGCGCTGCGCGCTTCGGCGTCACCGGCGGCAACGTGCTGACCGGCTCGGGCGTCGCGAACGTCTCGCAGATCCAGACCGACTACGCGGCCGGCATCGTCCGCGCCAAGCAGTTCCTCGACACGGAGGGGCAGCCCTACTACCCCGACGGCATCGAGGACCAGGGCATCACGGTCGTCGCGGGCGTCGCGAACTGGTTCGTGATCAAGAAGGCGTTCGAGCACACGCGGCCCGTCGTCGTGGTCAGCGCGACCGGCGCCGAGGGTGTCACGGCGAGCGGCGTCGCCGCGGCCACGCCGAGCAACGCGGTCCGCGACCTGAACGTCGCGCCCGTGAACCTCATCATCAACCCGTACAAGACCACGAACGACTGGTCCATGTGGTTCCACGGCGCTCCCGTGAAGCCCATCTTCCAGCAGGTCCGTCAGGGCCTCCAGTACACGCAGGCGAACCGTCACAACAACGGCGACTGCCTGCGCGACAAGACGGTCGGCTGGTACTGGGACTGGCGCGAGGGCTACGGCCTCAACCTGCCGGTCGGCTGCGTCCTGATCGACAACTCGTAACGAGCGCTGCGGCGCGCGGCACTCGCTGCCGCGCGCCGCTCCTCCAACGCGGCGACCCCGCAGAACGGATGACCTCCGATGTCCGGTGACAGCCCGCCCGCCGTGGAAGCTCCTCGCGCGAAGCCCAAGCCGACGGTGGCGCCGCGACCGATCCCGGTCCAGCTCCCCGCGGCGGACATCCGCGTTCCGGATCCGGAGCCCACGAAGCTCTACGAGCTGCGGACGCTCGACGGGTGCCCGCGCCAGAACGTGAGCTGCGCCGGCATCGCGACGTTCGCCCGCTACCGCGGCGTGCCCCAGATGAGCGTCGAGGGCGAGATCGTCGGCCACGTCGATTACGGCAACCGCCAGCGGCTCACCGAGGCCGAGGTGAAGAAGGTCCTGGAGAGCATCGGCCGCCGCGTCGTCGTGATCCGCTCCGGCGGCACCGGCGGCATCTACAACAAGACCGACTCGGCCCTCCGCGGCCTGCGTCGCGAGGAGATCCGGCCCCTCGGCGCGTTCCTCTCCATGACGGAGATCCCCGAGGACCTCCAGGAAGCGGAGAAGGAGCAGCCCGTCTCGATGGCGGGCTAACGGCCCATGCCCTTCCCGTCTGAGGCGACCGTCAAGTCCGCGATCGGTCTCGCGCTCATCACGGACAGCGAGGCGTTCGCGAAGATCGCCGTCACGGCGACGAGCTTCGTGACCCGCCACGCGGCGTTCGTCGACGCCGTGCCGTCGAACAGCTCGCCGGCCGCGCAGTACGCGGCGCAGCAGCAGCGCGCGGCCCTCAACGCGGCACTCGCTCCGGGCGTCTGCGCGGCCAAGATCGCCCCGCTGATCATCGACTACCTCAACGCGGTCGGCGTGATGCCCGAGGCGGGCGAGTCGCCGTTCCGTCGCCTGTACCGCTACATGGGCGACACGACCAAGTCCGTGCTGAGCCGCAGGTTCAGCTACGGCTCGATCTCCTCGGTCACCGGCACCGGCACCGGCCTGGTGAAGCGACTCACCGTGGATGAGTACGGGTTCGTCATCGAGAGTGGGTTCGCCGAGGCGAAGCGCTTCGAGTGCGTCGCTGACTCGCACAGCGGGACCGAGCGGCACTCCGAGGTCTTCGAGGTCCGCGGCGCCCGCGCGGGCCCCGACGGACTCGAGCGACTCGGCACGGGCGTCGTGCAGCCCATCACCTGCATCAGCGCGAAGTCCACCGAGCAGTTCGTCCGGAACCCCAGCTTCGAGGCGGTCGCCAACACGTCGGCCTTCGCGGCCAACACCGACCTGACCGGCTGGACGATGGACGACTACACGAAGTTCGCGCCCGTCGCGGGCGTGTCCTCGTCCACCTTCTACAAGGACGTCCCGGGCGCGACGACCCCGCGGTCGCTCCGCTTCACCGGCAACGGCTACATCTACCAGCGCTTCGCGGACCGGCGCGTCAAGTGGGACCCCAACATCCCGCTCTACGCGCAGATCGCGTTCTTCCGCGAGTCGAGCTGCGACGGCGACCTGACGCTGAGCATCGGCGACAAGTCCACGACGGTCTCGCTGTCGGCGCAGTCCGGGTGGACCATTCTGACGTTCGCGATCACGACGGACGCATGGTTCCGGCAATGGAACACGACGGACGTCTCGTCGTCCCTCTCGAACTTCGTGAAGATCGCGCTCTCGTCCCGGACCACCGGCACGCTCCTGATCGACGACTTCCTCCTCGGTCAGTACAGCCCCGTCGATGGGGCCTGGGTCGCGATCGTCGGCGGAGCCACGCCGTTCCTTCGCGGGGACTACTTCACCGTCACCGACACGAGCAGCGACACGGGCATCATCCAGACGCAGCTCGCGCGCTGCGGCCTCGGCTACCTTCCACACCTGAGTTCCTCGAATACCTGGGCGGAGCCCACCTAACCCGTGAGCACGCTCACCGATGCCGTCGTGGCCCGCGTTCCGAACGCCCGGCTGGTCCAGCTCACCAACAAGGACAGCCGGTCCGCGAGCACCGTCAACACGACCGTCCTCGGCATCGCAGCCGACGACGCGGTCGCGGAGTTCGAGACGAAGGCCGGCCGGACCTTCGACGACACGGACGCGAAACACATCCGCATCGTCTGGACCGGCGTGATCGCCTTCCTGATCGCCTACAAGGGCCAGGAGGGCGAAGTCACGGGCGCCGAGGCGCTCAACCGGTACGCGAAGCGCTGCGAGGACTTCCGCGGTCAGGACGTGAACAAGCGCGTCCAGCCGGCCGGCTCCCGCACCCTCGGCCCGAGCCCCGACGTCGAAGCCGACGGCAGCGCGCGCCGCCCCGAGTTCGACCGTCCGCGCTTCGACGACCTCGACGTCTCTCCGCCCTCGGGCAACGCCCAGAGCGGAGCGTGACGCGATGGCGGACACCGTCACGGTGCGACTCGGCGGCCCGGACGCCGCGCTGCGGCTCGCGCGTCGCATCGCCGACCCGCGCCCGATCCTGACTTCGATCGGCGCCGTCCTGGTCGCGCAGGCCCGCAAGGCGTTCGAGGAGCAGCGGCTCGGCGACACGATCTGGTCCGAGCGCTACCCCCAGCAGGCCGAGTTCTTCGTGAACATCGCCCCCGTCGTGCGCAAGGCCGGCGAGGGCCGCGCGCCGACCGCGGACGACTTCCGCCGCAGGCCAGCGCTTGGCGGCGCGAGTGGCGAGCTGGCGCAGTCCGTCTCGGCCCGCGTCGATGGCCGCGCCGTCGAAGTCGGATCGACCCACGAGGGCGCGAGCCGCGCGCAGTTCGGCGGCACGTCCTCGATCGCGATCACGGACACGACGCGCGCGACGCTGGCCCGGTGGCTCGGCATCGAGACGGCCGAGGGCCGCGGCGCCGCGAACCGCCGCACGGTCGGCCGTGGCCCGGACGGGAAGGTCGTGAAGACCGAAGGCACGGGCAACCAGTACGGCGCGAAGCTCGCGTTCGTCCTGGACCCGAAGCGCCGCTCGATGAGCCAGGGCCAAGCCGCGCGCCCGTTCATCGGCTTCCTCGACGAGACGGAGGCGGACATCCGCGGCGAACTGGCGACCTGGATCGAGGCGGCATGAGCACGCCGAACCTCGCGAACCTCCTCCGCGTGCCCGGCCGGCTCTCGCACAGCCCGACGTCGCTCGCGACGGCCTACCCGCACGGCGGGACCGCGCTCGGCACGTTCGGCGAGATCGACGTCCTCACGCCGCAGCCGTCGTTCCCGATCTACGCCGAGGAGTTCGGCTGCGTCGTCGAGGCGATCGACATGGGCTCGCAGTGGGCGCTCGACGCGACCCTCCGCGAGGTCGAGGACGCCGACGCGCTCTCGAAGCTTCTCCCCGCGTATGCGGCCGGAGTGTCCGGCGGGCCCACGCTGATCGGCGACGTCAACGCGAGCGCGACGCGGGCCGGACAGCGGATCGGCTCCACGCTCTCCGTCGTGCTCCTGTTCACGCCGGACAGCCCGGACGACCACCCGTGGGTCCTGATCCGGCGGGCCGTCCCGGTGGTTCGCGACGGCGCCAAGCGTGCCCTGCGCGGCTCCGCCGAGATGGGGCTTCCGGTGCGCTGGTACATGACCCCGGACGCCAACGGGAAGACGTACGACCACGGACGACGCAGGGATCTGACCCTGTAGGAAGGATCGACGATGAAGGCCGGAATGTTGACGCTGAGCTCGGGGCTCCTCGTGGTGCGCGACGAGGACGTCAGATCGGTCGCCGCGGCGGCGCAGAAGGAGGCGCTGAGCTTCCTCCTCGCCGGCGGGCACCTCTCGCTGGCCGAGTGGGCCGCCCTCGACGTCGTCGAGAAGCGCGCCATGGTCGCCGCCGGGCGGCAGTTCGAGGACATGAAGGCCCAGGCGGTCGGCCAGCACGCCGCCGCCGCGCTCCGTGGCCCGCAGGAGCCGCCGGCCGAGCAGCCCGCCGCGCCGCCCGCGCCGGAGCCCGCCCCGACGCGTCCGCACGTCGTCAGGGACGCGCCTGTCGCTCCGGAGCCCGCCGAGGCCCCGTGAACGACCTGCAGATCGCCCGTCAGATCCAGACGATCCTCCGCGCCATCACGTGGAGCGACGCAGGGCTCGTGTTCGCTCGCGAGTCCGTGCTGGTCACGATGGGGATCCGCGAGGACGCCGTCCGCGAGGTCGTCATGCCGTGCGCGCTGGTGCGGCCGGGCGGGTTCCGCGCGGACGACGAGCAGCCCGGCGTCGGCACCTACGAGGTCGTCGTGTCGATCGCGCAGGTGAACTCGCAGGACCAGTTCGGCGAGACGGCCCTGGTCGGCGCGAACCGCGGCAGCGGCAGCGACGGCCGCGGCATCCTCGAGGTCAAGGAACTCGTCCTCGCGGCACTGCTGCAGATCGGTCCGGCGTCGGGCGTCCGGATCATCCTCCGCTCGTCGGGCAACGCTCAGGCGGCATCCATCCCGGGCGTCGGCTACTGCCTCGAGATGGAACTCCGCTTCGACGTGGCGGGCACGACGGCCCGGACCTACCAGGCCCCGTCGGGCTTCGCGCGCACCGGATCCGGATCGACCGCAGTGCTCGCCTGGAACGCTCCGACCCGCTGGGACCACCGCCGGTTCATCCTCCGCCGCGCGTCCGGCTCGACGCCCCCCGCGACGTCCTCGTCGGGGACGGGCGTCACGCTGACCGGCACCCCGGACGGCGCGGGCGTCGTCGGCGTCACGGACAGCCCCGGCGCGGGCACCTACAGCTACGCGCTCTTCGCCGTCTACGACGACACGGACGCGAGCGCGGACGGCCAGGTGAGCGCCGCGCAGACCCTCTCGGGGCTCGTGGTGAGCTGAGGGAACAGCGCGACGTCAAGCTGCGCGTCGAGCTCGAGGTGGTCGGCGGCCAGGGAGCCTCCGACCAGCCCGGCGTTCCGGGCGCGTCCCCGCAGCCGTCGAACCCCGCGGCGCCGGCGAGTCCCGGCACGGCCCCGCCTGACGCCGGAGCGGGCCGCGGCACCGCCCCGCCGCCGAGTCTTG